GTATTGTGTAGCCCTCTCTTGGTGCAACGTTCATTATTGACGTAAAGATACTCGCCTCAAGCTGCGCCATGCTAGGCAATACGGCGCTAGTTCGCACTGTGTTGTCAAACATGGTTTTACTAAATTGGGCCTCATATTCGGCAAAGTCTAGCGCTTCCTGTATCACGGTTTCAGCCAGGTCGCCGTTTAATTGGTCAAGCAATAGCTGCAAGTCCATCAATATAGCCTGCTGCCTAGCGCGTGAAATGCTTGTTAGCTCGTTGCCAGATAAACGGCTCGCTACCTGCTCAATCAGCGACCCAATGGCTTGCGCGGCCTCTTGCTCGCGGCCAGCCGCATACATCTGCACGAATATCTGGTGGCGCGTTGCAGCGTCAATTAGGGCTGTATTGCTTGACATTAAATCAGCGGGTTGGCTGTTCCACGTTCTTCTTTAACCATCTCTAACGTGCGCATAGGGTCTACAACACCTGCGCTCTTTAAGCGGTCAAATATGTCGGCCTCGCCAATAATGTCTCGGTCTAGCAGCGTGACCATAGACATAATCAATTGTGGGTCTACTGATTTGTCGTAAAACTCGTTGTTGATTTTAAAGCGCACATCGTCATTTACTGGCACGCCCATAAACTCAGCCACCCAGTTGACGCATACCTCAAGGGCTTCGGACAGGTTGCCAACTAAGTCACCCAATACGGAATTCTCAGAGGCAAAGCGTATACGCGCACCTTCAGCCGTCTCGTTGCCCGTGCGGTCGGTAATGATTCGCGCACCAATAGCAACCATCGCAAGCTCTTTAGACTTCATGGCCTCCATCACTAATTGGTTAGGGTTTGCCTGTAGCAACGTGGCCGAACCTGTATCGCCCAGCACATGGCCGGAGCGTGAACCTAGCTTAATGCCTTGCGGGTTGTACTGCTGCCATTGCTCCATACTTAGGCTATGCGTAATGAATAGGCTTGGCTGGCCAACAATAAAGCATGACTCCTCGTAATCGGCGCTGTTGCGGTAGTGCGCCAGGTTAACGTCGGCAATGTCAGCCAAGGGCGCTTCGTCAATCGTTGCGTCGTTGTTCTTGGCGCCTACAAATTGAAATGGAATTTCCCTCCAGCGTGAGCCATCAGCCTTTGTCGGGTACGTTTCCTCGTTGTAAGCCTCATCTTCGCGGTATAGCTGCGTGGTGTATCCGTCCTCACGCAAACGTAGCACGCGGTATTGCGGTTTTGTTATGTGATCAAACTCGTCGCGCTGTGCGCTGTAGTTCTCAGCCAACACAACTTGTACTAGCAGGCGACGGCCATTCATGCTTTCAGTGCGCCAGTTAATCACCTGCTCCGCACCATAAGGAATGATGCTGGCCTGTAGGTTTAGCATTGCGACTTGTTCCGCGCTTAAACCTTCATCAGCACTTGGGTAGTCCACTAAGAAAGCCGTGCGGCCTGTTTCTAGCAGGTTAGACAGCTCGTCTTTAGCTAACTGCACCAATGACAAGCCGTCGCCTGTAGCGTCGTTCAGCAAGTAGCCCATTAAATCAGGCACTACAAAATCAGGCTGCTTACGGAAAGCCGCACCAATTAGCGCGTTTTTTGTCCGACCTGTAAAGTTGGTATATACCGCCCGTTTGATATATTGACGGTAGCGGATTGTCTCAGTTCCTTTTGATTCCTCGCCAGATTCGTTATCAGGAACCGGCAAGTAGGCGTGCTTTTTCTCTTTAACAGCCCGTGAACCTTTTACAGCGTCACGTGTGCGCGTCCAAACAGGTGCGTATTTAGCATACTCAGGGTGTTGCGTGCTTACTGTCATATTGTGTCCTTTATGCGTATTTTACGCACTTTACATAGCAAAGCCAAAGCTGACGTTGGCCACGGGCCGAATGATGGGCATTTCAAATGCTATCGGGTAAGTCGTTGCATCATTTTGGTGGTCGTTGCCGCTTGTCTTGTCAGGCTCGCCATTTTTGTAAACCTGCTGCTCTAAACTTTGTGCAACAGTAGGGCAAGCCTTGGTGCTAATAAATATCCGGCCACCTTCTAATGCCGCGTTCGTAGCCATGATTCTATCCCTAACGCTTGGGTTTTTGCTATTTACCCTAACAGTGAATCCGGCAGACTCTAACAAGGATATATCAGACAACGAGGCGTTAACCGTCTTGCGAGCCTTTCCGCTTGCGTCTGGGTATATGTAAATCTTGTGGCCGTCGTAACGCTCTTTAATGATTCGTATCATCTCTGGCGTATCGTACATGTTGACCAACTCATCTACAGCGTGCCATTGGCTGCCACCGTCTCTGCGTACATACACGGTAGCCGCTTGCTTAGTTACGTTAAAGTCACAACCGATAAACAATGGTTCCGCTCCCTTTTCGTCTTTGCGTATAGCCTCGTTTGTATTATGTGCCGTGCGGTTATAGCTGGCGTAGACTGTGCCACTGTTTAAGTTAACAAAGCTGCCGTCTAAGTACGCGGCTAACAAGTGCTCAGGATAGATTTCTCTCAGACCGCTAATGTAATCGGGCGGTAGGTGCGGGTTTGACTCGGTTGGCGCTTGGATTATTTGGTAATCAGGCTTTGGCGTCTTCTTCCATGTCTCGTATACAAACCTAAACCCCTCTGGCGTAGTCGTAACCCCTACCGTATTCGTCTCACCGCTTAGTTTCTTTTGCCGGTTACGGGCTAGGATTTGCCGCCACACGTAAGCCGCGTCATCTTTCTTTAGCGTGTCCAGCTCGTCGACGTCAGCGTCGGCGTGCTCGTAGCCAACAATCCGGCTTGGGTTGTCCATAGAGCGAAAGTAAATCACCCCGTAGCCGTGTATGTCAATGTAGTTGCTAGGCGACTTTACCAACGTGTAAGCAATGCCTAGTTCGTTCAGCGTTGCCTCAAACCTTGGGAAAGCAATCATGCGGATTAAGTCATAGGTCGGCTCGTAGAAACCCCTATTGCATCCAGGATTACGCAACAAACCCAATATTGACCGCAAAACAGCCGCTTCAGTCTTACCTGCACCAAACCCAGCTACAAACGCGGGAAATCGCTTTGTCGCTGTAATGTATTCGTGCTGTGGTCTAGTTGGGTTTATTGTCGCCACTTGGTGTTATATAGTTTATGTTAACCGTTGGGCGCGTGTCTGTTTGCTCTTTGTCCTCTTTCCAGCCTGCTTGGGTCTTTAGGTAAAAGATGGCCGCCGAGATGTTGCCGTTTTGTGCTTGGCTAATAAGATTTTTGGCCACATTACCAATAGCTTTGGCCTTTCCTCTTTTATACGCATCAAAAACCTCGGGCTGCCGGCTCTCTACTTCGCGCAAGGTTGTCTCGCTAATGCTGAAGTAATCAGCCATTTGACCTTTGGACAATACAGCGGCAAGCGCCTCGACCTGCGCTACCTGTGCGGCATCGAATACTACTATTGGGCGGCCTCCACCATCGCCTTGATTGCCTATCTTAGCCATTGGCAACATCTGATAAATGGAGCGTGTCGGTCGGTACTGCCCCGCCCAGTTCCGAGGGGTACTCGGAATCCTGCTTTTTGACGCGCTTAGGGTATGGTTTTGCTAATGATGCAATTTTATCACGCATATTTTCATCTAATGGCATTAAATATCTGTGTTTTCCAAGAACTTCTACGGCTTTAGCGTTTGGGTCAATTTTGCGAGCGCCAGAAATGTTCTGAACCAATCCCTTTGCACCGATTGACCGAGGATGCGTTAGCTTTCCACGAATCATGTAAAACGTCGCCGGAGAACCTGTGCCGTTATAAACCCAATTACCAGCTTGATAAATGCCACCATGATGTCCTTGTGATTGGTCAGCGAAAGAAACAATTAAACGTAGATTAGGGTTTGTTTTTTTTAACCACCTAATCGCAAACGCGGCAATTTTTGAAACTGTTATTTTGTGTTTTGTCAATGCAATACGAACTAGCTCAACGCACTCATCTTGGTTTAATCCGTAAGGTCTGCCAAGGTTTGGCGTAGCACCTCGACCAAACAAAACGGCGCCAATAAACTTGCCATCTTCCCACGCCCCAACCTTTACCAGTTTACCAACTGGCAAGCATTTGCTGTAATGCCAATTCTCGCATGCATACTTTGCTGCATCAT